CCAATGAAAAAGGAATCCACCAGAGTCTTTGATCTCTCCGATAGATTCCCGTATTGTATATCAGCCCTTCCGGGCGATATCTCGTATTCAATTGCATCCTCCGTCAGACTCTCAATGGATCCGACTAAAGTCTGACATAATGCCGTCACACCGGCACACACCACATCCCGGCCTGGCTGGTCATAACCGGAATGTCCTGTCACTGTAGTCCTGTCACTGCGGACGCTTACCTCAATCAAACTGCATCACCCTTTCTTTTCTAAAAATAAACATAAGAAAACCACCGGGCAAAATGACTGGTGGCTTTTATTCCATATGCCTTGCAAATCTAATCCCATCACATATCATAAACAAATGCTCCATTGCGTCTGATTCCGTAAGGTATGCTTTTTCTTCTTCTGAAAGGTTTTCTGTCTCCTTCTCAATCTCCTCTTCGAATTCCAACCATTCTTTCTCACTGCCTTTGAAATCATAAATTTTTCTTACCAGTTCTTCTATATGCGTCATTTATGCCCCTTTAATTCCGACAATAAAAATTCCAACCTGCTACGCTCTTCACTTGATATATTATCCTTCTGTAAAAATTTGTTAACTCTTCCTTCAAGCCAATTATACCTTCTCTCCAATGATTTTGCAAATAGTGCTGTAGAAAAATCCAATGCATTATCACGTATTCCTGCAAGTTCATTTATTTCATACAAAATTTGAACCTTTGGATTTTTGTTCGCTTTAAACGGTATATTTTCATTTGCGCATATTTCTCTGGCTAAAAGTTCTACAGACGCTTCTTCCATACTCCCATATCGAATATAGGTTATAGGATTCATATAACTTGCAGAGCACGAATGCAGAAGTTCATGCACAATCGTTCTCCTCTGACAGTCTGATTTTAGCAAAATGTCACAGGACCATTTCTTTTGTCCACTAATTCTTCTCTTTTTGCACTGTTCATCATCTATTTCTATCCTTCCACTCCACTGACTATCACGTACTGTATACTTTTGAATCATTTTGCTATATTCATTTGCAATCTTTTGAAGTTGCTTTTGTGATCTCTTTATACGCAAGTTTCTCTCATTTGAATCTTCTGGATATTGTACTGCCATCCACTTCTCAATCTCGCTTCTCTCGATATACGCGGCTGTACTGCACCGGCAGTTCGGATGCATCGGTGGCGCATTCTCCCCTGGCATCATATCTTTAACTCTGAAATGCTTTCCGTCCAGATCCTTACAAATCCCACAAGCCGTCCCAAGAGCAATGAATTCGTACTGATCATATCCACTTCTTTCGAAAGACTGCTTCTGGGCCTCGGTCTGTACTCGGGCCAGTTCGGTACGCAACAAGCGTTCCGCATCTGATCTTCGGACTCCAAATAATTTCACAAGGTGCCTGGCCAGTACCCTGGGATGTTTCCCTTGTATCAGTCCCGTCTGCAGAAGCTTGGACAACTCCGCCTTCATCATATCCTGATACATCCAGATCCGGTCAGAGAACCTGGCATTGTGGAAAGACGCATTTACAATCGAGTGAGCCGCCTTCTCGTTATTCCCGACTGTACTCCCCAGAATCCCTGCCTGCCTCTCAAACTCGTCCAGTGTCCTTTTCGTCAATACTTTGTCAAAATACTTTTGCAGATCGTTAAATCCGTCCACCAGTTCCAGGCCGATACTCGCTTTCAGCATCTCCAACCGATTGATCTTCATGGTTGCATTATAAAGGCGCATTTCCTCATTTGCTTCAACAGAGAAATCCTTATCCTTCACATATTTGGCAGCCTTGCGCCCATATTCTTCAATGTCTAGCTTAGATACCCGCTTTTTCGCCTCTGATAGCGTGATTCCATCCTTTTTCGCATATCTGGTATAGAATCCATCGATCTCTTTCTGGATCTGGTCCATCATATAGCCGTAAATCTCACTGATGCGCTTCTGATACTCTGCCTCGCTCGTGATATTATGCCTTAGTTGTTCCTGCTCCCTGCGTTTCCAGTATTCGTGACTGTCCATTTATATCAACCCCAAACATACTTTGGTCAACAACCGTCTCCTGAATCTTCTTGTCCTCTTCCTGGATCCTCTCTATCTCCGCCTTAGCGTCTTCCACGAAGGATGCCTGCTCCAGGAGTGTTTCCTGGCTAAACTGCGTACCGGCATCGGCAAGAGCTTTCAACTCTTCTAATACTGCTTTTGGCAGATTCGGCGTAAATGTGATCGTGAAATCCCCCAGATCCGCATTATCTGCCTCGCTGACATAATTCTTAATGTTCAGGAGAAGACGGTATCTGCGCATCAGCCCTTTCTTAAATCCCCGTTGGCTGCTCTTCGACATCTGTTGGAAACCGAACAGCTTATATTTCATGGCTTCCCCGGACTGCGTACCGCTAAACGCCTCGTCCGTCAGGTCCGGTACAAATGAAATCTTGTGAATATCCTTCTGCAACCGCTCCTTATATGCTTCCACTCCATCCACATCATACTGCTTATACACGTATTTTGCATCTGTCTGGCTCTTACTGCCGTCCGGATTCACTCCATTTGCAAGAAGCAGCAGGTTCGCACGCTTCATCTCTATCACTTCTTTGACAGAATACCGCCCCATATCCAGATCGCCGGAGATTACAAGCGTTGCCTCATTGAAATCCGTCATATAATTTGCCGTATCTGACTGCGCCGCATCATACAGATCTATCAGGGAAGTAACATCCTCATACCCTCCCTGCCGGTATCTGTCAGGCGAATACTCTGTTACCGGCACCTCGCCCCAGTAATGTGCATCCCTTCTCTCTTCTGCCAATACCATCATACTTAAAGAGCACGGTTTATAGGTAATGATCTCCGTATCTGTATATACAATTACCTTCGTGAGTTCCTCCATGGCAGACCTGTATTTCGGATAACGCACGGCAAACAGCGGAGTCCTCTCTACATCCAGCCCATAGCAGACAAATGTTTCAAATACATTACTGATTACAGAGCAGTCCTCATCGTTCTGGTTGCGGTACTGCAATTCGTAAGCCCTGCCATACTTCCGAAAATCGCGCCACAACTCACTGTCCAATGCCTCGATGTCATTCTGCCGGTCATATTCCCTGACCAGTTCGTTGATGCGGTCATTATCGCTTGCCTTCTTGATCGGGATTCCCGTATTGTATCCCACATCAAAGAGATTGATGATCTTGGCAAAATTATGGGCAGCCCTGTGATCGGCTTTCTCTCTTTCCATCCTCCTGCAGTCATCATTGTATATCCCGTCATTTCTTGCTTTCATGTAATTGTCCAGGGATGCGAGACGCGGACACTGTACCTGATGATGATCCAGGATCATGTTTCTCAATTTATTCAGGTCGCCTAATATCTCATCCGCACTGTTCGCACGATAATGAAAATTTGCTTCAGGACCATAAGCCTGCTGCATGTTCTGGTTCGTATGGTAAGTCTCCCTGTCCGCCCCCTGTTCGAATTCATTTACCTTTAATTCCTCTTCCATCTATATCATCCCTCTCATTTTCCTTGCCTTCTTTATCCGGTCTTCCGGTGTTTCTATGGTACTTACCGTCATATCCGAATGGATGCCGTACCGGATTGCACAGAGTACATCATCATTTTCCTTTAACGGCTCACCGGTGTTTTTCTTCCAGACATACTTAAAAATCTCTTCACGAAACCGCGGGCACTGTTCGTATACAATAAAAAACTTTTTCTTTGTCATGAGAGTCGCCACTTCCTCAATCCCCGACAACACCCTGTTATTTGCCAGATAAGCCCGAATGCCTGCATTCTGGAAAGCGGAGATATGTTCTGTTCTAGCCGGATCGCAATAAAAAGGGATATTACCATAACGCTTGATAATATCCTTCGCCACATTGATCCATTCTCCGATATATTTATGCTGGGCTGCATGTTCCTCGATAACGTAATAAGCATCCCCTTGCACGCCGATCACCACAATCGCTCCAAAGTGTTCCCAACCCCAGTCAACGCCTGCCAGGAATCGGTCAAAGATCATTCTCTTTGCCTGATCTGGCGATATTACATGGACATTCCTGTCAAACTCCGGATACACCACCCCGTCACCAGATACCCACAGTCCGCGAATACCGCGGTCATAGAACATCCCTTTTGGTGTGGTATCTTTAATCTCTCTGATATAACGCCCATCCAAAAAGGTATTGTCATCCAGTTGGAAATGAAAGCTTACAATCCCACCAGCCTTGGCTTCAATATAATCCTTCAAAAGCCAGTGTTCTGGATGATCTGGGTTCGTATCTGCAATGATTCGTGCACCCGGACCACTACATCTTGCCTTAATTTCGTCAAATACCTCCTGATTCGCAAGGGACGCCTCATTGATATACGCCCCGAAGGACGTCATACCCCGAATCCGTCCCAGACCACCAATGGATCCATGACTGGTCTGTACTACTTTTACACCAAATAAGGTAAAATTATTGTATTTATCAAATCTGAATTCAAAACCGTATTTGTTTGAAAGCTCCGTAAGGATATTGTCCTGGATATTCCCCAGGGAGTATCCAGCCAGGATGTACTGCGGAGTGTCAATCCCAAGCTTATTGGCAATACCCCTTACTCGGATCAGCTCCTGAAGAAACAAGTCATTATCTACCTGTGTCTTTCCGCTTCTCTTGGCTCCGTGATTGATCAGCATGAACCAGTCTGACGATCTGCAGGCTTTCAGCACTTCTATCTGTTTTGGAGAATACGCCCTACTCAGATCCAATTTCATAATCCAGAACGCCTCCGATCATTTCAAACAGCTTCTTCACCTTG